TGCTGCGCCATAACCTCTAACGGATTTACCCATAGACGCTTTCATCATTTGATTCTCTCTGACTTTTTTAGCAGCCATACCAACATTGGCTTTTAACATTTTACCTTTTTTAGCAAAACCCATTTTTCTAGTTACATCTGGTCTTTTTGCTTTTAATTTTCTTAGGCCTTCACCTTTAGGTCCCTCTGGAATTTTTTTTAACATGATCTCTCCCCCATCACTCTTCATATCTAATAAATCATTAAAATAATCTTTTGTGCTTGTTTTTTTTAAATCTGCTTTTAATTTTTTAACTTTAGCTTTTTTTTCTGGAGATAGTGTCGCTACCTTATATGCAATGTTGGCAGCTTCAATTCCTAATCCTATTGGTGTTGCAACTCTAGCAAATCTTGCAAGTTTACCTACTTTTTTTGCAGTCTTAGTAGCACCTTTTATTGAAGGTAACGCTTTTTTAGGATCAAAAATTGTTAATGCTTTTCCAGTAATTTTTGCAGGGGGTGCTGAAGTTATTTTTCCAGGTCTGTTAATTTTTGGCGTTGCAGTAGTAGGTCTATTTTTAAATTTATCTTTAATTGTAGTTAAAAGACCTTTTTGTGCAAAGTCATCAAATTTTTTATAGGCTTTAGATAATGCCTGTCCTGCTTTAAACATTGTTGTACTCATACTTCTATCATACCACCATAATACTTCTTGGTAAAGGTGCTCACATTTGTTGGCTTACCTCCAACCCCTTGAGGTTTAGCTCTTTTCCTTGCAACGGCACTCCTCCTTTGGGATTCTGTCATCCTTGCTGCTTTTGCAGCAGGAACGCATTTTGGATACTTTCTTTTTCGATCGGCTGCTAATTTTGATCGACCACATGGTGCGTAAGAACCATCTTTTCGCTTGCTCCCAATATCCACCCATTTTTGTGAAAACCATTTTTTAAGACTCATTAGAATACGCCTTTAAAATCTGCACCTTTTATGGCTGCACCTGCTCCTCGACACATACCGCCTTTTGTATATTTCCTTAAATTTGTATCCATTAATTTAATTTTAACTTTGTCACCGCTAGACATAATTCTATCTTTTTTCTTATAATTTTTTTTCTCTTTAGCTTCATCTAAAGCTCTTACTTCTGCTGCACTTATAGTTCTAGATTTTTTAGTCATTAATCATGCCTTTGTAATAACTACTTAAACTTTCATTCGATACTTCCATTCCTCCAAGATCTCCTTTTATGTAACTACCATTGTAAGGTTGATTAATTAATTTTCCGCTTTTTGCTTTTGTAATTGAGTCTAAAGATTTAGCTTGTGCTTTATGTAAGCTTGATGCCTTGTGTAAAGCCTTTGCAACTTTTTTAATTTTCATTTCTCCACCAGCAACTTTACCAGCAGGTTTAGGTCCTCTAAAATCTTTTCTTTTTACACCAGATGGATCTTTGATTTTACCCGCACAGATTTTGCTAGCGTAGGCATTAGCATATGCGCTAGGGTACACTCGAAATTTTCTTTTAGCTGCGGCTTTACCTCTTGGGCATAATTTAGTCATGCCAGATTATACCATTTTTAAAGTTCTGAGTAAATGTCCTAGCTTCTCTTTTTCTTTCTTTTTATAGCTATTTCTACTCTTCTCTTCTTTTTTTTCTCATCTCTTGCACCACGTAGTTTTCCCTCTACTTGCTTAGAGATTTGAGCTCTACCTATAGTCATAATTTATCCTCATAAATTTATCTTTAAATAATTATCATTTACACCAAATACACCTTTTACAAAAAAATTTAAAGCTAAAACTATTCTATCATCTTTTCCTTCATTTGGAGAAGTACCATGTATCATATCACCTGGAAATATTATTATATCATCTGTTCGTGTTCTGACAGTGCAAGTAGGTGAGTTAAATAAGTTATATTTTTTTATTTGAAAATCAAAGTTAAAAGCTTGTTGTATAGCACTTTTTTGATTATAAAAAATTAGATCTCCACTTTTGCAATCTAAGTAATAAATTAAGCTAAAAAAAACATTAGGATGGGTGTGTTTATCATGAAAATTATTAGTGCTATTTTTAGTCATCCAACTATGAGTTAATAAAATTTCTTGATTGATGCTTAAAACATCAGACACATAGTCATTAGCTATTTTTAAAAGATAATTTTTTAAATTATATAAATTTGGGTTTTCTAATATATCAACACTTTTAGTCAGCTTTGTTCCATTATTATTATTTTTATACTCTTGACTTGAAAGAAATTTTTTTTCAGTATCTGAGAAATTATAATCGCTTTTTAATTTTACAATTGGTCTTCCTCCAAAAGGTGTGATTTCAAACATAATTATTTTTTCATTAAATCAAATCTTTTGCAGAACCTAATATTGGTTTATATTTTGTTTTACCTTCTGATTTGTAAGCATGTAAAAACGATGCACGTCTACCTTCAGGAATCCAGCTACAATGTATCCATCCAGAGTTAGGTTCACCTGGAGTGTAGAACTCAAGTATCATTTGATCTGGTTCAAGATTATTTTTAATCCAGTCAAATAATTCAGCATTGTCTGTGCCAACCACTTCAAAATCTGCAGCTTCTGCACGTGCATGCTGTGATCTGGCAGAACTACCGATTGCTTCGCATAATTCTATGCTACGAAAACCGCTAGTGATCTTTACCCTGCCAAAATGGTCACGCACCGGTTGAAGAATATTTTCACATAACGCTTTTAATTTTTCTATTTGCTCTGCGTTAGGATTATTGTTGATACCTTTACGTATTGCGGTGTCCGATTTTATTAACTCTGAGAGAGTGAAGTTCCGTGTAAGATTCATTTAAAAAAATTTATGTTAATATTAAATCTACAATTTTTATCTGTGCAATTTGTGCTACTATGTTGTTGTGACGAATCAAATAAAAGAACTCTGTTTTCTTTTGATTGTATAAACCTATCTCCAACATATGTTCCTCCATCACAATTATTTAAATATAGTATAGCACCATCGTGTTTAAAGTTATAGTCTCGATGTGGTTTATAAATTATTAATTTTTCAGTTCTTGGAAAACAATTAACCTTAGCTCTAAGTAATGCCTTAGCCTCTAATTTTTTAATAATTGGGCTTAATATATCCATATATGAACTCATAGGAACAAAACCATCGTAAAAGGTGTGTAGAAAATAATAATTTAATTTATCATTATCATTTACATATTCAGAATAATATAATGGAAATGAACTATGTATTATGGTTTTTTTAATTTTAAGAAAATCATTTTCTGATAAAAAATTATCTATTACTTGCATTATTTAAGTATAAGCTTTTTTATACTTTTTTCACCTAAATAAATTTCTGTCTCTGCCTCGCTACGTATACACTTATAAGATACGTTAGGATTATACTCTCTTTCAGCTACTCTGCGAGCCCGAAGACACGCAGCCATACTTTCTTGAATACGATGCTCTTTTATTTCTCCATCCCAGAACATAAGTAAGGCTACAACAACTTCTATCATTTATTAGCCCCATTTGTGTATCCGAGATCTCTGTTAGCATCTTTTAATTTTTCGATATCAACTAAAACTTTGTCCATTTGTTTTGTTAAAAATTCTATATTAACTTTGTTTAATGCCATTGACTCAATGTGTTTATTTAAACGATCGGTGGTTTTGTACAAATCCTCTAGCATCATGTATTGCTCGCTATCTGCGGGCAGTGATCCCATTTGTCCACGTGGCCATTTAATTCTAAATTCTGTATTCTGTTCTACATCTTGCTCCATTATTTTTATTTTAGTGTCAGCAATGTTAATGCGTTCTACGATTTGAAAATAACCCATGGTGCCGAGTGCTACGATTACAATCAGACTAGCAACCGTTTTCATAGGCATCTGCACGGCAGCCGATTCAGATATGCTTAAAGGTTTATTACTCATTCGTAAGTTTTATCCTCCTCCCTTTCTTTTTCCTCCATATTATAAAACATTTTATCACTATCCTCTGTTACCATGTTATTATCCTCTGCATCCCAGTAAGTAGTTTGGACTTTATAGTCAGGCCAGCTGTTATCAGTAGTATAACTATTAATGTGCCACAGAAGACGATTATTAGGCTGAGCTGCATAATTACCATTATTAAGTTCCAATATATGTGCACACTTATGTTCTTGAGGTATTTCAGAATGTTCAGTATCCAAGATGTTAACATCTGGATGTGCCCAATCAATTGTGAATAAATATTTTCCATGATAAAATTTTTTATCCAATCCTAAAAATTTACCAGCTACACCATCCAACCAATCAAAGCAAGTAACACTAGGCCAGTAACTAAAACTGTTCCACAATTCCAATTCGTACGTCTGCATATTCGGCACAGAGGCTCTATCATATGATTTTTGGAAAAACGCTGAGATAGGCAAACGCCAATAGCATGCACCATTAGGTAACATGATGTTAAAAAGGATTGCCCGCCCTGAAATCGATGTAATACTGAAGATGACACACTCTTCACTTTCATTATGATGTTCTTTAAAGTCATAAAGATATTCCTTTCTTATCTTACAATATATCGGAGGTATGTTTGCGTTTAGATATGCCATGCTTATATTTTTCTCTCCAATAATTTTTTCTTTCTAAAATTCTTATTCTTTTATCAAGTGTATCATACCCTAGAAGTTTTTTAAGAAAGTGCGTTAACATTTCCATCTTCTTCTCGCTTGTCTTAATCTTGAATTTGGATCTTTGGCTGCTTTAGGAAATTTTTTCATTTGCCCAGCTGACCTAGCACAAAAGCTTTTTCTACGTTTAGCATCCTTTGAGCCAGGTTTAACTTTACCAGTCACAGCCGTTTTTAATTTTGACCCTGGATTAGCCCTTCTATAAGCAGCTACTCCAGCTTTTGTCATTCCAGCACCTTTTTCTGTAGGTCTAAAATTTTTCTTATTACGAGCTGGCATAACATCGCCACCTCTTTTAAGTTTAAGAATATCTGAATAATATTCTAAATTCATCTTACGTAAATGTTATTGTTACACCACCAGTATTAGCAATAGTCGCATGAATACCATCTTCAAACAAAATACCATTACCAGGAAGATACATGTCTAATCCCTCTTCTCCAAATAAGTATGTTGCGATTGTAGTGCCTGAAGCTCCACCACTTTTAAAAACAACAGATCCATTTGCAGAATTACCTTTACCTTGAATTGAAGTTAATCTAGCTCTTTTTCCTAAAGCCACCATTTGTGCTGTAGACGTAGCATGAGCACTCGATTGGTCTGATGAAAAACTTGATCCACCCATTATTTTCTCCTATGTTTGTGGCTCCCGAAGGAGCCACTAATTATTTATTATTGTGAGTCAAAAGGTGTAGCAATTGAACCTGAACCAACAAGTTCACCTTCAACAGCATATAAATTTGCTGCTATCGCAGTAAATTTAATTCTTGAACCTTTTAGACCACCAGTTGTAGCAACAGATGCTCCTGCTTCTCCATTTAAATTGACTTCATTATTTGCCGTAGCTGGAATAAATTGTTTTCCAGCGACTGAAGCATCAATTCCAATTGTTACACCACCAACAAATTTGTCAGCTGTGTTAGCAGTTTTAATAGTGCCAGTGAAATCGTCTATAAAAAGAATTTCAAAAGTTGTACCAATCGTGTTTGGATTGTTTAGATCACTTCCCGGTCCTGCCACTGCAGAATCAGCTGTTGCATTAATTGCAGGGATTGTGATTGCAGTTGGAGTTCCTTGAGGATCCATTGTTACTAATCTGCCAGCATGATCAGCTACAGTTAAGTCAGTTGCTAAAGTTACAGCTTTGACTGCACCTGGACCTATGTTTATAAAACCATTTTTCGATCTTACTGGTCCCGAAAATGTTGTATTTGCCATAATATTCTCCTTGTATAGCGGTTGAATTTTGTAGTCTCTATACCGTCTGCCTAGTCAGTCTACAAAATTATAATTTCTAGGTAGGTTGATTATATTATATAAATTAGAAAAGGTAAACTACCACGTATTGGCCTCATTCATATTAAAACTTAATCCAAATTTTGAACGATCGTCTAGATTCATATGGCATCCGTGTCTTAGCCATGGTGAAAAAACTGCAAAGGCTCCAGGTTTGGGATATATTTTTTCATTTATTTCTTCAAAAATAAGAGGTTGATCACACTCATTTAAATAAATAACACCTGAGACTATAGCTGCTGTATGATCATGAAATTTAGTTTTTCCCCCCTTGATTACTTCAAATCCCCAACACTCTGAAAAATTATATTGAGGAAGTTTATTAGTTTTATCTACATGATTAATTATTTGTAGAATAGGATTTTCTAATTTTTTATCATTTATAAAATATCTCCATTCAGTCATTTTTCCTAGAATGTTTGTTTTATTATTTAAAGCGGATTTTTCTTTACATCCCTCTTTTATTTTTTTAATGAAATAATCACAATCAATCTCTAATTGACCTGAAAAATAAAAATATTCTCGTTCTATTTTTCTTCTGTAATCCTTAAATATTTGCATGATATTAATTAACACAAAAAAAAGGGCAGTGCAAATTAATGCACCGCCCTTAATATAATTTTAAAGATTATTAACTAGTTGGTAAATTACCATTACCAAATACACATCTTGGATCAGAGAATCCAAAAGAGTATCTTTCTCTAGCTTTGAATCTTACGTTACCAGTATCGAAGTCACCTTCAATCGCAGTTTTGATTGGTGATCTAACGAAGTGTTTGAATCCGTTAGGCACATCAGTCAATAGGAAGAAAGAATCAGTATCAGTTAAAAAATTATTAACTACATACCCTTCTGGTACCATTCCCATTGAAGCGATTGCGTTGATATCGTTATCTGCAGTCCCAGTTCTTTGAGGGGATTTCATCAATCTTTCAGCAGTAAATTGTAATTCTTTTGGAATTATCATTTTTCTACCTTGAGAAGCGATTCTTAATCCTCTTTCATCAACAAAGGATGAGATATCGATTAACGATTGCTCAAGTGAAGTTTCGTTAAGATCTGCAGCAACAGTAAGAACATTTGAGAACGTACCACCAGTAGCTAATGGGTGGTTGTTCGCTATTAACGGTTTACCGTCCCCACCAGTCACAGCAGTAAATTGTGCTTGGTTCAATACGTTTGCAGCTTTAACTTGCTTCGTATTTGACATAGATCT